CTAATATATAATATACCACAGGTAATGGTATTTGTCAATAGAGTTTTGCGAATGGGCCGAACATTTCTCCCTTTTTCATCGCAAGAAATACCATATCGGTGAGCAGCTTTTCTCTTTTCTCTTTTGTCAAAGAGAAGATTAGATCTAAGAATTCTAGTTGCATGAGTTTAGAATTTGCAACGTCTGGTTCTAGTGTGAACACTGTTTTCATGTTTTCTTTAAATTCAGACTCACTACGAATATTCGATACTGCACCAGCATTGCTTACTCTCTTCCACATACTCGCAAAATGATCCTGTTTCTTTTCAAAATCTAATCGTGTCTTAGGAAACAGTGAATTATTATTTTTAAATGTTAATTTATAGTCAGTGGATAACATACTCTTGAGCATATCCAAAGGAACTTTACCAAGTCGTGCAGCTCCTGCTCCAGACTGTGTTGGTTCAAATTTTAGATTACTGAATCCACGAGAGTTCATTTTAATCTGAAACTTATACTCTACACTACCTTCTTTAATACGAACAATAGTGTCTTGTGACTGAAATTGATTTGTTGTTTTGAGATCAAGTTTAATCGTGGCTTCTGATAGTTCAAATACTGGTGGTTTATTTGCTTCGTTGAATAGTGCCTTATTGATATTCACTTCTTCCCACTTTGCTTCCTTACCACTAATTGCCTTGAGAGATATACCCTTTAGTACTTTATCATCCCATTGGCGGCGCATTACAGCATTTAATTCCTGTATGGATGCATATCGTCCTTCAGTTGCTTCTTCGATTTGTTTGATTACTTTAGATTCGTCTTTGATAACCCATACGTCTGCTGGATTCCAACTGTCTTTCTTTGATATACCAAATTTATTCTTGACAATGCCAGTGATAAAGTCCATAAACCCACCATCTCTATTGAATACCTTGTAATGGCCCCTTTTGAGTTTGTCACCAACAGTGTTTTGTTGTGCAATCAAACCATTAATCCATTTTGTGTTGGTTTCTAAGTCTGGATAGATTTTTACTAGCTGAGCAAACCCTGTCTTATCACTCTTTAAGTCTGCAATGTCTTTGTATATGCGACTAGGTGATCCTAGTGCCTTTTCAATCATCCACAATGATGCTAATTCTTGTTGTTGAGTTGTTCCACCGTCTGGTGCGCCTGGGCGTTTAGAACTTTCTTGAAATTGGAATTTGTAACCTTCTATGCTGAAGTTAATAACTCGGCGTCCACTCTGTAATTTGGATTCAAAATCTGGTGATGTGTCGTAGACAGTCTTTAGAGCAATCTCAAAATTACCCTTTGAAATTTTGCATACAAACTGTTTTGCTCTAGAACCATTCCAATCGTCTGCCCCAAAGAAAACTTCTGTTTCCATTCCCTTTGTGATTTTTTCAAACTGTGGTCTAATTGGTGCTGGACAAGCAGCCTTGGATTCTGTAATACCTAATCGAAACGCCATTGTTTACTCCTTACGAGTATTTATATCACTATCAGAAGAAACTGTCAAGAGTTGCAGTGCCATATTTGTCTGCAACCTTATTTACATTACTAGAATTGTGATTGACACTAGCTCCATTGTAATATGGTATCTGATTGGATACCGTATATGAAGTCTCTCCAGCACGTTTAATCTTCCACTGCAAGTCAGTGCCCTTTGGATATGGTAATGTCCAATCCATGTTACTTTTGTCGCTTTTTAGATATTTGCGTGTCTTTTTATTCATAGGATAGATATAACGAAACTGTTTACCCCATACACGATTGAACCCCAGTTCACCCATCTTAGCGTCACTAGGTCTAGGGCCATACTTGGTATCTTCACGACCCATCTCTTTCTTCATCTTACGTTGTATGGTGCGAAAGTGAACCTTCTCACCCTCATCAGTGACATAAACATCACTCCATATGAATCCACCATATAGGAAATTTCCTGCCTGATAGACATATCCAGGCTTACCCACAATACCGTCTGCCCATGTGTAGAGATACCAGATATCTGGTGTGTTTTGTTTCATCCAACGTATGGTCGCACTCATCATCTGTGTCTCACTATTGCGAGGCATCTTTTCATCCATGCACATCTTACCAATCTCATAGTAATGTGATGTGGTTAGTTCTGGGAACATCTTCTTGATTGTTCCCATTGGATTTGTACCCCAACCTAGTGTGAGAATGCCGACAAGTTCATCTTCGTGGTATGCACCAAGATAATGTTTTGTGAGTTTAGGCATAACTGGACTATAGTGACGCTCTTGAACAAACAAGGTGGCGACTCTATAGTCCACTGGTTTCATTAGCATCCCACAGATTCTTCCTCAAAATCTTCTGGGTGTTCTTTGATCCACTCGACTTCTGACATACAGAATTCCCAAACCTTATCATTGATGACTTCCCACATTTCCTCATGGAATGTATCTTGTGCCTCATCATCAACCCATCCCTCTTCATCCTTGTCATAGGATTCTTCAGTCAGAGTTTCAGATTCCTCAATCACCATTTCAACGATTTCATCATAGTCATATTCGACAGTTTCATAAACATAGTCACTGTAGAATACATCACCACCAACAAAGTTGGGGCCTTCATCCTCATAGGTCATCGTTGCAATGATTTTAGGATCGTATTCTTTTAGGATTTCTAGAAGTTTGACTACACCCTGTGTTGGTGGGCCCCATGCTGCTTCACCATTGAAATATGGTTCACCTTCTGCATCATAGTCCTCAAAGTAACTCCACTTTGGGCCAATGTTTGCAGTAGTCCATTCATACTTCTCTGTCATCTCATAGGTAGTATCACCCTCTACAAAGATATCAGAAAACCACTGGTGTGGAGCATCCTCACGAATGCGTCCAAACATCTCTTTCATTTTTGCCTTTGCAGCATCATTGATTTGGTGAAAGTTCACCGAAAAATGTACATGATTTGCCATTATACAGAACTCCCCTTACCAAATGGTTCTGACGTTGATGAATCAATATAGTCACCGTTAGTCTGATACTTGCGAGTTACAGTTTCTTTTCGCAGAACACCACTCACATAGCGATATGTTTCCAAAGTGTGTTTAACTACACCCTCTGATTCTAGTGCATCCAATGCTGATTTCAGTGGCCCATCTTTTGCAACCATTATTCAGTCTCCTCTTCAATAATTTCATAATCAATTTCATAACCACCTTTACGGTCAGTCCACAAATCCTCTTCAGAATCTACACAGTCTGCACCCCATACGACTTCCATGAACATATCAGATTCTTCATCTGTTGGTTCATCGCCATATGGTTCTGGGGCATTAAACCCACCGCCTTGGTGTGATAGGATTTCTTTGAACCTGTCTACTGTCAGGCCCTGTTCTTCAATCCACGAATTGTCTACTGACATAGTTTTGTAGATTGTCATTTGATGGTATTCAGTTTGTTTAAAGTCTACGGTATCACTCATAATTATCTCCGTTTGCCCGTTGATGGGTCGTTTGCTTCATCGGCAGACAGAACTGGTAGTCCACCCTTATTATATGCTTGTCCTATGACAGCACTACCAGTATACACTGGAATTTCTTTTCTGTAGGCATTACCAATACCGTTACCTACAGATGGAATGGCATCGGAGCAAGGAGTCGAACCTCGGCTTTCAGTTTTGGAGACTGATGTGCTACCATAACACTTCTCCGACTTAGATGTATATTTGCCGTGACAATAATCAATATATTCTTCCAGTGTCATAACTGGTGAACGTAATCGTTTTAGAAACTTATTGTGTTGTCGCCACTCTGCCTCATACTTGGCAGGGTTAATCTTTTTCTTTCTCTTCTTGAGATTGTTCGTGGTGTAGTACACCGGCAGTAGATGCATTCCGCTCATTATAAATCGCCTCCATCAAAATATCTATCGGTAGATTGTCGATAGATTCACCATACTTTTCTGCTAATTCAGTTAGTGTCAATTCATTGCCTCATAAGGTAGTTTGCGAACAAGTTGCTTTAGAACAGTGTTCCAATATTCTTTTGCCCAATCAGATAGTGTGGGATGTTTTAGAACAGCGATAACTGTATCTATTCGCCGTTCTAAAAGTTTTAATTCTGCATCATCCATTGATAATCTCATACGCTTCTGATACAGCATCAAAACCATATCCACCAATATGCCAGTCATATTCCTCAGTAGGAATTCGTCCATCTTTCCAATTGTAGATAGAGAACTTGACAGGCGAACTATCTTCTTGAGGCACCATAACAGTCCACTCGCAGTTTACCTTTTCATAAGGGTCTGCATCAGTGTATGTAGGTTCTCCAAAAATCTCAACCAACTTATCATAGGTTGTTTTGATTTTACCTTGTAGCGAACTCATGTTCATATCCACATCTGTTTCAAAGTTTTTCATAATATATCCTCTCTATTTCACTTTCTTATCATAACC